TGCGGCGGGGCTGCCCTCTCCAAGCTGCACGACCTGACCGCCGCCGCGCTCCACGGCCAGCACAAGGGCATCGACATCGTCATCCCGCACTGCTGGTTCCCGATCGTGGCCGCCACGCAGAAGGCCGACGAGGACAACATCCCGCTCTTCGGCTGGAAGGATGACGGATGGCTGACCCTGTGCAACGCCCCGACCAACGATCACCAGAGCGTGGTCAACTGGTTCATCGAGATGAAGAAGCGCGGCTTCGCCATCCAGCAGGTCGGCCACGACCGCAAGTTCTGCCGCGAGTACTTCATCGGCATGAAGCGCGCGGGCTTCACCATCGTGGATCAGCCACAGTACTTCTACAAGAAGAGCGAGGGCTTCCGCCACATCGAGGCCCAGGCGAAGAACGACCGCCTGTACTACCTGGGCGCCGAGCCCTATGAGTACTGCGTCGGGAATGTGCGGGCGATTGAAAAGACCGACGACATGATCCAGTACGAAAAGATCCAGCCGGAGCACCGCATTGACGTCTTTGACGCGGATGTCTTCGCCTGTGTCCGCATGCTGGAGTGTCTGGAAAAAGCCGGCCGGGCCAAGTCCTGGTTCGGGGACTAAGGAAAGGAGCTGATCCCGCATGGGGAAGAAAGCACGCAATTCCCGCTATGGCCGCGACGCGCCCGCGAGGTACCGCCGCGATGACACTGCCGCCACCACCACGGAAAACAGCGGGAAGACCGCCTTTCTGTGCGATCCCGACCAGTGGAAGGTGCTGATCGGCGACGGCTACCGGCCCGTGAGCCAGTGCCCCGAGGTGCAGATGTGCGTCGGGATCTACGCGGATCTCATCGCGGCCATGACCATCCACCTGATGGAAAACCAGGACGGCGGCGACATCCGCATCCGGAACGAGCTGGCCAAGAAGCTGGACATCGACCCGGCGCGGCACATGACCCGCTCGACCTTCATGGCCTGGGTGACCCGCACGCTGCTGACCGAGGGCAACTGCGTGGTGCTGCCGAGCTACCGGGACGGCCTGTTGGCTGACCTCAAGCCCGTGCCCCCGTCGCGCCTGTCCTTCGCGGCCAACGGCGAGGACTACACCGTCAACATCGGCGGCAGGATCTTCGACCCGGACGAGCTGCTGCACTTCGCGGTCAATCCGGATCCTGATCAGCCCTGGCGAGGCCGCGGCTACACCCTGTCCCTGAAGGACGCGGTGCGCGCGATCCGCCAGGCGAACCAGACCCGCAAGGCACTCCTGGAGAGCCCGGCACCGTCCCTGGTGGTCAAGGTCGACGGCCTGAATGAGGACTTTGCCTCCGTCGAGGGCCGCCGCAAGCTGCGTGAGCAGTACCTGGACGCCGACGGAACGCCCTGGTTTATCCCGGCGGAGGCCTTCGCGGTGGAGCAGGTGCGGCCGCTGACCATGGAAGACCTGGCCATCAAGGACAACCTGGAGTTGGACAAGCGCGCGGTCGCCGCCATCTTCGGCGTCCCGCCCTTCATGGTGGGCATCGGCACCTTCAACCGGGAAGAGTTCCAGCACTTCCTGAGCACCCGGGTGTCGGTCATCGCCCACATCATCGAGCAGGAGCTGACCAAGAAGCTGCTTTACAGCCCGAGCATGTACTTCCGCATGAACGCCCGAAGCCTGTACAACTACTCGATCAGCGAGCTGATCACCGCCGGCAGCCAGATGGTTGACCGCATGGCCATGCGCCGCAATGAGTGGCGCGACTGGCTCGGCATGCCGCCGGATCCTGACATGGACGAGCTGCTGGCGCTGGAAAACTACATCCCGGCCAATAAGCTGGGCGACCAGAAAAAACTTGAGGGAGGTGACGAACATGCAGAAACGGACAACGACACGGGCGCAGTTCAAGACCCGTGACGAGGGCGGCGAGAAGCGCATCGAGGGCTACTTCGCCACCTTCCAGGGCTCCTATACGCCCTGGCCCGGCTATGAGGAGACCGTTGACCCCCACGCCTTCGACGGGCAGCTGGAGGGCGACGTGCGGTGCCTGATCGATCACGACACGCGCCTGGTGTTGGGACGCACCACGGCGGGCACCCTGGAGCTGCGGGTGGACGAGAAGGGGCTGTGGGGCTCGGTGCTCATCAATGAGAACGACACCGACGCCATGAACCTTTACGCCCGGGTGCAGCGCGGGGACGTGAACCAGTGCTCCTTCGGCTTCGACATCAACGAAGAGGAAGACGAGTACCGGAACGACGGCAGCGTGCACGTCACGCTCAAGCGCGTGACGCTCTACGAGGTCTCCTGCGTCACCTTCCCGGCCTATGAGGACACCGCCATCCAGGCGCGCCGCCGCGAGGTGGACGCCATGAAGGCCAGGCAGCTTGAGGCCTGGCGGCGCGGGATCCTCGACCGGGTGCGCGGCGCTGTCAGCGTGTCCGCGCCGTAACTGTTACCCACCGACCACTCAGAGAGGAGTGAATGACATGGCTCTGAAGCAGCTGCTTCTCACCAAGAAGATCTCCGCGAAGAAGGCGGAGCTCGAGGAGCTGCGCACCAAGCAGCAGGAGATCCAGACCCGCCGCGACGCGATGAAGAAGCGCGAGGAGGATCTGGAGGCCGCGGTGCAGGAGATCACCGAAGAGACCGAGCAGGAGGCCAAGGACGCGGTCGACGAGGCCGTGCAGCAGTTCGAGGCCGACATGCAGGCCATCGACCAGGAAGCCACCGAAAACGGTGAGGCCATCGACCAGGTCGAGGCCGCCGTGCAGGCCCTGCAGGAGGAGCTGGACGCGATCGAGGAGACCGTGACCCAGGCCGCCCAGCAGGTGGATGACACCCTGAACACCAACGACAATGAGGGCACCGAAAGGAGTGTAACCATCATGAACACCCGCAAGAAGTTTTTCGGCATGAACACCCAGGAGCGCGACGCCTTCTTCGCCCGCCAGGACGTGAAGGACTTCGCGCAGCGCGTCCGCGAGATGGGCATCAACAAGCGCGCCGTGACCGGCGGCGAGCTGCTGATCCCCGAGGTCGTGCTGGGCCTGATCCGCGAGCAGGTGGAGCAGAACTCCAAGCTGATCAAGTACGTCAACCGCCAGACCGTGGGCGGCACCGGCCGCCAGATCGTGATGGGCACCATCCCGGAGGGCGTCTGGACGGAGATGTGCGGCAAGGTGAACGAGATGAATCTCGTCTTCAACGACGCCGAGGTGGACGGCTACAAGGTCGGCGCCTATGTCGCCCTGTGCAATGCCCTCATCGAGGACAATGACGTCAACCTGGTGGAGCAGGTCATCTTCGCCCTGGGCCGCGCCATCGGTCTGGCCCTGGACAAGGCCATCCTCTACGGCACCGGCACCAAGATGCCCACCGGCATCGTGACCCGCCTGGCGCAGGCCGCCGCGCCCGAGAACTACCCGACCACCATGCGCGCCTGGGCCGATCTGCACACCACCAACATCCTGAAGATCACCGCCGCCAACTCCAAGGGCGTCACCCTGTTCCAGGAGCTGATCAAGAACTTCGGCGCGGCCAAGAAGAAGTACGGCGCCGGCGGCAAGTTCTTCGCCATGAATGAGAAGACCCACATGAACCTGATCGCCGAGGCCCTCAACTTCAACGCGGCCGGCGCGATCGTGGCCGGCATCGACGGCACCATGCCCGCCATCGGCGGCGACATCGTCGAGCTGGACTTCATCCCGGATGACAACATCATCGCCGGCTATGGCGACCTCTACCTGCTGGCCGAGCGCGCCGATGTGAAGATCGCCAGCTCCGAGCACGCGATGTTCATCGAGGACAAGACCGTCTTCAAGGGCACCGCCCGCTATGACGGTCTGCCCGTGATCGCCGAGGGCTTCGTGGTCATCGGCGTGAACAACGTCACGCCCGCCACCACCGCGACCTTCGCCGCCGACACGGCGAACGCCTGATGACGAGGGAGGTGTCACCGGATGGCCTTCGACGTTGCGACCGCGCTGCCTCTCATGAAGGCGCGCATGAACCGGCTGGAGGGTGACACCTCCCTGGACACGCTCTTCCAGCACTTTCTCCAGGCCGCGTGCCTGGAGCTGGAGGGCGCCGGGATCACCCTGCAGGACAACGCGCGGGACATGGATCTCGTCATCAACACCGCGGTCTGGCACTACCAGAGCCGCGACAGCCAGGCGGGCATGCCCGAGTGGCTGAGGCTGCAGCGCCGCGAGCGGTGGCTGTGTGAAGGGCGGGATAGCGCATGATCCTTGACAGCGGCGTGTGCACCGTATTCCGCAGGCAAGACATCAGCCTGCCGGGCGGGAAGCCGCGCTATCAGTACGTGCGGATCTATCAGAGCTGGTATGGCGAGCTCGACTTCGAGACCCGCCCCATGTTCCAGACCGAAGGCCGGAAGGAGCTGCACACGGACGCGAGGATCCGCGTCTACCAGAACCGCGGCCTGAAGGAGCTGGACGTGGTCGCCCTCGCCGATGTCCACAGCGTGGATGATGTACCGGACGGCGAACCCCTGTACAGCATCATCCGCTGCTGGCACGGCGCGGACGATACCAGCCCCGACCCTTACACCGACATCAGCCTGGAGGTGACGCGCCCATGACGCTCGACGAGATCCGCGCCCTGGTCGTGTCCGCCGACGCCCACGCGCAGCACTATGAGAGCCGCGCCACCGAGGAGGACTACACCACCTGGCGCGAGACCGGCCGCCTGCCCTACCTGGCGGATGACGAACACCTGGAGGGCTGGCGCTTCCAGGTGGATCGCTTCACCAGGGACGAAAACGACCCCGTGGCCGCTGCTCTCTTCGCCGCCCTGGACGCTGACGACCGCGTCGCCGTGCAGCACCTGGTGGACTATGAGCGCGACACCGGCTACATCCACCACATCTTCGACTGCGAGGGGTGGTGAGCCCGTGGCCAAGTTCACGTTCGCCGGCATGGACGACATCATGTCGCAGCTGGGACGCCTGGGCGATGAGGCCGACGGCGTCCTCGACCGCATGATCTTCGCCGGGGCCGAGTGCATGAAGCAGGCCTGGAAGGAGGTCGCGGACGAGCGCGGCCACCGGGACACCGGCGCCATGATCGAGTCCATCGGCTTCTCCAGGGCGCCCAGGCGCGACGGCGACAGCATCAGCATCGACGTGTGGCCCCAGGGCAAGGACGCCTCCGGCACCCGCAACGCGGAGAAAGCCTACATCCTGCACTACGGCACCAGCAAGATCAAGGCCGACAACTGGGTGGATGAGGCTGAGGCCCGCGGAGAGGTGACCGGCCAGGCGGCCATGGAAGCAATCTGGAATGAGTTCATAACAAAGGAGTGATAACACATGGCATTTATCGGCATGCGCTACCCCGTCTTTGCCAAGGTGGCCACCGAGCCCGCCAACGCCGCCCTGACCTACACCGGCGGCATGGTGATGGGCCACGCCATCAGCGGCAACCTGACCATCACGCGCAACGACAACCCGCTCTATGGCGACGACGTGGTCGTTGAGGACGACAACGGCGTCACCGCTATGTCCATCGAGATGGGCCTGGACGACATCGCCGACGCCGCCCGCGTGGCCCTGCTGGGCGACAAGGCCGACGAGACCGCCTATGAGACCGTGGGCGAGGGCGCGGACTATGTGGGCTTCGGCTACATCCGCGTGCGCCGCAAGGCCGGCGTCACCAAGTACCAGGCCGTCTGGTACTACAAGGCCGTGTTCTCCGAGACCAGCGAGAACAGCCAGACCAAGGCCGAGAGCATCGAGTGGCAGACCCCGACCATCACCGGCCGCATCATGGGCGTCTACAACGACGCCACCGGCGTGGCCAAGTTCCGCATCCGTCAGGACTTCGACACCGAGGCCCAGGCCAAGACCTTCCTGAACACCAAGGCAGGCATCACCTAACCCTTCAGGCCCTCTTCAATTCCTTGAGGAGGCCCGAAGGGTTCCAAGGGGCGACCGGAAAGCCCCTTGGCCGCGCCCGCAGGCGTGGAACATCCCCGAATACAAACGGAGGCACTCACGAACGACAAATTCTTGAGTGCCTCCTGCTCTAAGGAGGCAAGAGCATGGCAGCCATTACCCTCGGCGGAACCGAGTACAAACTCACATTTACGATGGACGCCTTCGAGCAGATCGAGGACGAGATCGGCATGGTGGACGAGCTCACCGACAAGCTGACCGGCAAGGGCCGCATCCGCACGGTGCGCCGCCTGCTGGAGATCCTTTCCGGCGGCGAGATCACCAAAGAGATCATCGCCCGCAAGATGATCCCCGCGCAGATCGCCCAGGCCATCACGGCCATCTGGGCCGCCATCGGCGAGGGCATGAGCATGAGCACCACCGAAGACCAGGGCGAGGACGAAGAGGTCGACGTCGCCCTCCAGGAGATCGAAAAAAAAGAAACCGGGGACGGCTGAACTATCGCACAGTCGTGTCCTATGGTCTGATCGCCGGCATCGCCCTGGGCGAGCTGGGGCGGCAAAAGCCCGGCTTTGTATGCGATATGTATGTGCTGCGGCGCAGGTATGACGATGACCAGCACGGCATCAAGCGCCAGAAGCGCCAGATCTACGATTGAAATTCCTACACGTATAGGAATTTGAGGGGGGCA